AAAGGCAAAACAGTAGTAGCAAATACAAAAAAAGCTAAAGTAAAATTAAAAAAAGGTGGATTTATGGTTAAAAATAAAGAAAAAGCAGATTTGAATAAAGATGGTAAACTATCTTCTTACGAAAAAAAAAGAGGTATGGCGATTGAAACAGCAATGCGAAAGCAAAATCGTGTAAAAAAGAAAAAAGGTGGTTTTATAGCTAAAGGTTGTGGAGCTGTAATGAATAACCGAAGAAAAGTAACAACCATTAGTTAGGAGATATTATGCCAAAGAAAAAATCTGAGGACCCGAAACTACAAGCTAGACTAAACGCAAAAGTTAGACCAGATGAGCCAGTATCTGACGAGCGTATTTACATAAATATGCCTAAGAAAAAAGCTCCTGCAAAAAAGAAAACAACTGCTAAAAGAGGCAGACCAAAGAAAAAGGATTAATTATGTTTAAAAGAACTAAATATTATGCTACTGGTGGACCTGTAAAAAACCCAAAAGGTATGGCTAAAGGCGGAAAGGCTTCAAAGTACATGGCCAAAGGCGGAAAAGCTAGTAAATACATGGCAAAAGGAGGCAAGGCTTCTAAGTACATGGCAAAGGGCGGTAAAGCTTCTAAGTACATGGCCAAAGGCGGCAAAGCTTCAAAATATATGTCAAAAGGCGGAAAAGTTTAATTTTTAATAACGGGGGTTATTTTGTCTTATTTAATATCGAACATACCACAGTTCAAATGTTGGGTGCGTAAAGAATTTACAGCAAATCATCAAAAATATCATGGAGAATACTTACACGCATTAGCTTTTGCAGTAAATACCATTCCAGACAGGTCATTATCATTTCAAGTAGTCTTCACAGGCTGTGAGACTGATTTAGAAGAACATCCTGACGAAAATATACATGGAGGTGCCATGTGGGCAAGGATGCCCATACAAGCCCTTATAGCAGACGTGCCTTTAGCAGAATGGCCAACACCTATGGAAGACCATTTAGCTCAACCGTGGGATTGTTTG